TTACGACCAGTTCGATCCCGGCCGGTCCAGCTTTAGGCCAACCGAGTATTAATTGATCCCATAGATGAGCACTTCTAAACCGCCTCTGTTGGGGGCCGTTCAACCCAGACTACATAACAAACTGCTTAACACTAGAAGCCGGGCTCCAGAGGTTATAGAGCTTGCAGAAGCTATCGGATCTCCGGCTCTCGAATGGCAAAAGTGGGTATTAACAGACATGCTCTCGGTGCGAGAAGATGATTCGTTTATTAGGACCAGTAATTTACTTTTATGTGCAAGGCAGAATGGTAAAAGTTTTATAGGCAGAATTAGGGCCATCGCCGGCTTAGTTTTATTCGGCGAAAAGAATCAAATCATTATGTCCTCTAATCGTGGCATGGCACTTACTAACTTCCGGGAGATCGCTTACCTATTCGAATCATCCGATTATCTAAGGCCAATGGTTAAACAGATCCGATTTGCTAACGGTACAGAATCGATCGAGATACTTCCGAAGTATGGCGGTGGTCGATTAGATGTAGTGGCTTCAACCCGTGACGGATCACGTGGTCGCTCAGCTTCTTATCTTTGGATCGATGAGCTCCGAGAGGTAGGCAAAGAAGCTTACGCAGCTGCGCTACCTGTAACCCGTGCCCAGAAAAATGCCCAAAGTTATTTCAGCTCTAACTCTGGTGATGCCTTCTCGGAAGTATTAAATAATCTTCGGGAGAAGTGCCTAAGTTATCCGCCGGAGAGTATCGGCTTCTATGAATACTCGGCTCCAGAGTTCGCCAAAGTTACAGATCGCAAAGGATGGGCGATGGCTAACCCGTCGCTTGGCACTCTGATCGATGAGAACAGTATCGAAGAATCTTTGGCGGTAAATACAATCGAAGATTTCCGCACGGAAACGCTCTGCCAATGGATTTCAAGTTTAGCCTCACCGTGGCCATTCCAAAGCGTAGAAGATACATCCGATTCGAGCCTACAGCTATCTCCTGGTCCTTTGACTATCTTCGGCTTTGACGTGAGCCCTAGTAAACGGGATGCAAGTTTAGTAATGGGCCAGATAACTCCATCGGGCAAAATAGGAGTAGCGGTACTAGAAACATTCCAGAGCCCAGTAGCGGTGGACGATACCGTCGTAGCTGCAGCTATTAAAAAATGGTCGGATATTTATTTTCCGAGGGTTATTGCCTTTGATAAATATACTAGCCAAAGTATTGCCACAAAATTAGAGCGATCTGGATGCGCCGTTAAAGATATATCTGGCCAATCCTTCTACCAAGCTTGCGGAGAGTTACACGATGCTTTGGCTAATAAAAAAATCGTTCACGGTGGCCAACAGGTATTTATCGATCATTTTAATAATTGCGCAGCTAAGCAGTCAGATTCAAGTTGGCGTATAGTCAGAAGGCGGAGCGCAGGGCCCGTCGATATAGCCATCGGCGTAGCGATGGTCGTACACCTACTAACCGACCCGCCAGAAGTAGCTCAAATCTATGTTTAGACACGGAAGCGAAATACCCGAATATGCTTGATTTTATCGGGAGAATATGCTCATGGGATTATTACAAACGCTTGGCCTTCGTAATACAGCTACGCCTAAAGTCGAGGCGCAATATGCGCCGGCTATTATGGATACATCATACGGCTATGGCTATTTTAATACTGGTACTTCTAATTCTCTAGGCGTTGGATCTATTGGCCGTGATGCAGCTATGCAAGTGCCAACAGTTGCAAGATGTCGTAACTTAATTGCTGGAGTAATTGCATCTTTAGATCTAGAACTTTATAACAAAACAACCGGCAAAGAATTAGGTAAGCCACGTTGGTTAGAGCAACCAGATATACGCCAACCAAGAAGCGTAACAATGGCATGGACCATCGATTCACTTATATTCTATAACTTGGCTTATTGGCGTATTAGTGAACGTTATGCGGATGATGGAAGGCCGTCGAGATTTGAATGGATTTCAAATAACCGAGTAACTTATACGACCAATAAATTTGGCACCGAAATCGATCAATATTTTATAGATGGTTATGAAGTAGCTATGACCGATATTGTAACTTTTCAAGGATTAAATGGCGCAGGAGTTCTACAATCTGGAGCCCGGACTATTCAAGCTTCACTAGATTTAGAAAAAGCTGCAGCTGTTAGCGCAGCTACTCCAATGCCTACGGGCTATCTAAAAAATACCGGCGCAGATCTACCAGAAGCGCAAATATCTGGATTACTTGCAGCTTGGAAAGCGAGCCGTCTAAATCGCTCTACTGCTTATTTAACTTCTACTCTAAGTTATGAAACTACAGGATTTTCGCCTAAGGACATGTCCTATAATGAAAGTTTGCAATTCCTTAGCACACAGGTAGCCCGATTAATGGGCGTACCTGCATGGATGGTAAGTGCAGATATGAATAACTCTATGACTTATCAAAATATCTTGGATTCACGTAAAGAATTTCTGGCCTATACCCTGCAACCTTACATAAGTGCGGTGGAAAATCGTTTATCTCTAGATGATATTACAAACAATCGAAACGTGGTTCGCTTTGCGGTTGATGATACATTCCTAAGAGCCGATGCTATGGAAAGATTAAACGTAATCGAGAAGATGTTAAATCTTGGTTTAATTGATATCGATCAAGCTAAAGAAATGGAAGATCTAACTCCCGATGGTAATGAATCGGAATTAGAAGATATGGAAGAAGAAGATACGTTAGATCCCGGAAATGAGTTAGGACTATAAATGGAAATCGAAAATATCCACCTTACCTTCGCATCTCAAATTGAATCAAGCGACGCTGGGCGCCGGCTTATATCCGGAGTAGTTCTGCCGTTTAATACTGTAGGCAACACTTCCGCCGGCCCAGTTAAATTTGAATCAGGATCGGTAGAGATCCCAGAAGCTCGCCGGGTTAAATTACTTGCGCAACATTCGCAAAATGACCCAATAGGCCGTGCGCAATCATTTCAAGTTACTCAGGATGCTATCTACGGTACCTTCAAAGTTAGTGCATCTCAGAAGGGTAATGATTATTTAATTTTGGCCCAAGAAGAATTGATTAGTTCGTTAAGCATCGGGGTCGATGTAGTAAGAGCTAAAAAAGATAAAGACGGCGTATTAGTCGTATCAGCTGCCAAAATGGTAGAGGTTTCCTTAGTCGAAAGTCCGGCCTACCCGGATGCGATCGTTACTAAGGTAGCTGCTAGCGAAGGCGAAGCAGAAGAAGCAACTCCAACCGAAAAAGAAAGCGAGGCTATCTTGGACAACAAAGCTCCAGAGCCAATCGAAGAAAAGGCGGAAGCGGTTACTCCAGTAGTAGAAGCATCTCGCCCAGTTACATCAACACCGTTTATCTCTACATCTGTTCGCTCGCCGATTAAAGATTTCGCTGGCTATACAGAGCATAAGATCAAAGCAGCTTTAGGTAATGACGATTCAAAGTTATTTATCTCTGCAGCTGATGATAGCTTTGCAACTAACCCGGGTTTCAATCCTGTTCAATACCTAACAGAGTTTCCAACAAATACTCGTTTCGGTACACCTACAATCGATGCCTGTTCACAAGGTACACTTCCAGCGCAAGGTATGACTATTTCTGTACCTTCTTTGGTTACTTCTGCAGGTGGCGGAACTGGCGTAGCTCCAGCAGTTACAGTAGAGCTAGAAGCCGGCGCTGTACAAAATACCGGGATGGAGAGCCCCTTCTTGACGGCCTCAGTATCCAAGTACAGTGGCATGAATACGCTATCCGTAGAGCTATTGGAACGCAGCGGCTATCCTGGCTTTTATCAAGAGCTAACTACACAATTACAAAATGCGTATTTAACTGCTATTGATACAGCTGTAGCGTCTGCTCTTATTGCAGCTGGAACCGCAGCTACTCCAGAGACAGCAGATTCAACAGGTATTATCGATTTCAGCGCAGAAGCGTCAGCTAATATCTATAAGAATACTGGCTACTTTGCTCAGAATTACATCGGTAACGCAGCTCAATACCAAGCATTACTAGGCGCAACAGATACAACAGGTCGCCCTATCTACAATGCAATTCAACCAATGAACGCAGCTGGACAAGTTCGTCCATCTTCAATTCGTGGAAACGTTCTAGGCTTGGATCTTTACGTATCTAAGAATCTAGCTGCTACTACCTTTGATGATGGCTCAGCTGTTATCTTGGCACCAGAGGCGTTTACTGTTTACCGTTCACCTCAAGCCTTTATGTCTGTAAACGTGGTAAGCAATCTGCAAGTACAAATCGCTATCTACGGCTTCATGGCAACACTTGCCAAGATGCCAAAGGGTATTTATTTATACAATAAAGCGTAATACCCATTAGGAATCTGCCGGGTTTAGTAGCCCTATCCCGGCAGAGCTATTAGAAAAGGAGTAAAGAGATGGCAGCTACTTACGTAACCGTCGCCGAGCTGAGGGCCAATCTTGGCATAGGTACTCTTTACTCCGATTCTGATGTCGAATCTGTCTGTTCAACGGCGCAAGATTTACTTAATCAGTATCTATGGTTCGATACTGCGCCAGTAGTCGGATGTACAATTAATAACAACGTAGCGACTTTAATGCTGGCTAATCCCGGTTTATTTGTAACTGGTGAGAGCGTTACTATCGCTGGATGCGGTGCAACCTTCAATGGTACTTACACCATCACCGGCACCGTGCCGGCTTCAAACGGTACCGCTAATATCCTGCCTTTACTTTGGTGGCCGTGGGCATGGCAAAACTGGCCTAACGGTTATTCTTTTATTCAATACTCTAAAACTGCAGCTAATCAAATCTTTAGTCGAATCGTGCCTTATGGCACGGCTACCGGGCCCGATACTAAAACTGCCAGCTACGCTAATACTCCAGCGATCCGTCAAGCTGCGATGGTCCTAGCGGTGGACATCTGGCAAGCCCGGCAAGTATCCCAGACCGGCGGAGTAGGCATGGATGGCTTTACGCCTTCGCCTTATCGCATGGGCTATCAACTAATGAACCGGGTACGTGGGTTAATTCAACCTTACGCTAACCCTTCTTCTTTGGTGGGCTAATGCCAGCAGCTATAACTACCCTTAGAAGCACCGTAGCCACAGCTCTTACAAATAATGGCATATGGAGTACTTTCGCTTTTCCGAATCCAACATTATTAGCCAACTCTGTAACCGTGTTACCCGGCGATCCGTATATCCAACCTACGAACGATGGCTATAACACTATTGCGCCTTTGGCTAATTTCAAGATTCTAATGGCCGTACCTGCATTCGATAATCAAGGCAACTTAGCCGGCATCGAATCTTTTATCGTGGCCGTGTTTAATAAATTGGCCGCATCTGGAATCTCTTATAACGTTACTAGCGTATCTACTCCATCGATCACCGATGCAGCTAGCGGATCGCTTTTAACAGCTGAATTAAATATCTCGATTCTAACTACTTGGAGCTAACATGTCTGATAAATATGATATAGATGAGAATAATTTTCTGGCCCGAATTGGTCAGATTAAGCAAGAAGAACCAAAAGCTAAAGCTGCACCAGCTGCAGAGAAGGAAGAAGAATAATGGCCGTAATGCTAAATAACACCGTAGGGGTTAAGCTGGCAAGTACTGATATTTCAGATCACGTAAGCAGCGCAACTCTTTCACAAATCTTCGACGAACTAGAAATTACATCGCTTGGAGATACAGCTCATAAATTCACTAAGGGACTAGAAGCCTCAACGCTAACTCTAGACTTCTTTAATGACTTTGCAGCTTCTCAGATTACTACCCTGCTACAGACTAACTACGGCACTACAATTACTGCCGTGTTAATCCCAGTTAAGGGAACTGCCGTAAGCGCAACTAATCCGTTATACACCGTATCAATTCTAGTTAATAACTTAACTCCAATTAATGGCGATGTAGCATCTATTAATAACGCATCAATTACGTTTACATGCAACAGCACCGTAGCGTATGCAACTTCAGGAACCTTCTAAGGAGAATATAACTAATGGCAAAACTAAAGATAACAAGGGCTAACGGCGAAGTAAGCGAACACCGCATAACGCCGGGTATTGAGTATGCCTTCGAGTTAGTTCATAAGGCCGGTATCTCTAAGATCCTTCGTGAGACAGAAAAGCAAACCGAGATCTTTTGGCTTGCTTGGGAATGCTTGCGCAGGTCTGGAGCTACCGTGCCTACTTTTGGCCCAGAATTCGTAGATACCCTAGATCTAGTAGAGGTACTCGAAGAAAAAAAATAGCCATTAGTCGGGATTCTATGGGCTATACGATCGCAGCTTTAGCGGTCGAAACTGGAATCTCGCCTAATGAACTATTAAAGATCGATGATGAAATGCTCAGGCTTATCATCCAAGTATTAAACGATAGAGCGAAGGAGATTAAAAATGCCAGTAAACGTAACCGGCGTTAAACAACTCCAAACAGCTCTACGTAAATTCGATGATGAATTATTAAAGGCGATGGGCGGTGATATTAAAGCCGTTATGCTTCCAATTCGGGACAAAGCCCGTAATTACTTACCTAAGCAAAATGAGGTATTAAGCGGATGGGGTAAGGCTACGGCTTCCGTATCTACCGCCAATTATCGGGCATTCCCGGCTTATGATTATTCAACCGCTAAAGCCGGTATCAAATATAAAGCCGGATCTAATAAGCGTAATCGCAACGGATGGGCCGTAACTAATTACGTATCTAACGAATCTGCTCCCGGTGCTATCTATGAAACTGCCGGCCGTAAAGTCGGTGCTGGTCGAACCGATACGGCTTCTTTGAACCCTAACGCTTCATTCCAATTTATAGCTGCATTACCGCCGTTAGTCGATGCAAGGGTAGTCGGACAACGTGGCCGGCCAAGTCGTAAACAACAAGGCCGATTAATCTATCGAGCATGGGCCGAAGATAATGGCAAGGTTTATTCCAAAGTATTAAAAGCTATTGAAAATACCTGTAACGCTTTCAACTCTGCACAAAAAGCCGAGATGGTGGCTACGGCTAGAGCATTAAGGAGCCGACCAAATGGCTAGTTTAGTCGTATCGGCGTTATCTACATGGAGTAATAAAGGCTTAAAGAAGGCCGAAAAGGATGTATCGGTATTCGATAAAACCGTAAAGAATCTGGCTAAAACCTTTGCCGGAGCTTTTGGTACTGCAGCTATTATCAGCTTTGGCAAGGCATCCGTTAAAGCCTTTATGGAAGATGAGAAGGCAGCTAAAGCTTTAGAAACCCAGTTAAATAATCTAGGTTATTCATTCTCAGCACCGGGCGTAGAGCTATACATCGCTAACTTGCAGAAGATGTACGGCGTTCTCGATGACCAACTTAGGCCGGCTTTTCAGACCCTAATCACCGCCAGCGGATCATTGATTCAAAGCCAGAAGGCTTTAGATGTTGCGCTTAACGTTTCAGCTGCGACGGGTCGCTCTGTCGAAGAAGTGTCGGCAGCTTTGGCCAAAGGCTTTACCGGGCAGACTACAGCTCTTAGCCGTTTAGGTGCCGGCCTAGATAAAACTATATTAGCCACCGGCGACATGAATAAGATCATGGAAGCTCTATCGGATAAATTCTCCGGCCAAGCTTCTGCCAGATTATCTACTTACGCCGGCCAGATGGATCGGCTCAACGTTGCAGCTGCTAACGCTAAAGAAACTATCGGCAAAGGCTTATTAGATTCTCTAGCCCTATTCTCTAAAGATAATTCGATCGAGAATGCAGCTACCGACATGGAAGACTTCGCTCAAGCGATAGCCGATGCAACCTTTGGAATGGCTAAACTTTTAAGCAAAGTAGAAACACTAACCGGCTTAGATAAAGTTAAAACTACAGACTTATTAGCTGCCGTCAATTTACCGGCTTACTTGCTAGCCAAGTATGGAGCTACCGAACGGGCTAAGCCTACTTCTAACTTTACTTATTCTCTGGGTGCCGGTGCGGACATGGAGATCGCAAGGGCTAAAGAATTACAATTATTAAAAGCACGTAATAAAGCAGCTGCAGACCTATTAGCCAAAGATAAGGCAAAACTGGCTTTAGATGAACTGGCTAAGAAATTTGATACAGAGCGCATCGGGCTAATGCTGGCTCTTAATACGGCTACCGATGAAGAAACTAAACTACGGATTAAAGCCCAATTAGCATTACTAGATCAAAACGAAGTATTAGCCAAGAAATATAACGCCGAATTAGATGCAGCTAACGCAGCTAAGAAGCTCGCAGAATCGGCTAATGAAGCTGCTAACTCTTTGCGTAACGTCTATGAGAATGCTCCTAATTACGGAGCCTTTAGAGAATTGCCTTCTTATACTAGTAGCGTATCTTCTGCGATGCCGGTGCCTGGTGGTACTAGCGGATCTGCTGTACAAAATAATTATTTTGAAATTAAAACGGCTGGACCAATTTTGGCGCAAGATGACTTTACCGATCAGGTTCAAAGAGCTATGCAACAGATCGTAACTAACGGTTACATAACAGCTCCGGCAGGATTCTTATAATGGCCGTACCTGTAGTAAATGCGGTGATTAACTTCTCGACGGGGCCCGGCTTTGCGCAAGCTTGTCTTATTAATTCAGGTATCTTCGGTACTAATATCTTTGCTGATTCTGCAGCTGTGATCGTAGATGTATCGGATCAGATCGATTACATTAAAACTCGACGGGGCCGAGATGCGGTATCCGATGAATTCCAAGCCGGCCAATTAACTTTACGTATAGTCGATCAAAATGGCGACTTCAACCCACAAAATCCGACGGGCCCTTATTACCAACTTCTTAGCCCAATGCGTAAGATCCAGATTACGGCTACTTATAACTCCGTTACCTATCCGATATTTTCTGGCTTTATTACAAGCTATTTAACAACTCAACCTCAAGAAGCCACCGATGTAGCCTATACAACCATCCAAGCCATAGATGCCTCTAGATTGGCCCAGAATGCCCAGATATCGACCGTTACAGGTGCTAGCGCAGGGGATCTATCAGGTACTCGCATTAATCAGATCCTAGACGAAATTGAATGGCCTAACTCGATGCGAGATGTTGATGCCGGACAAACTACTCTGCAGAATGATCCGGGCACCTTCCGTACTTCTCTAACAGCTATGCAGACGGTCGCTACGACCGAATACGGGGCTCTCTATGTCGATGCCTACGGATCTTTCGTATTTCAGGATCGAGCCTTAACTACTTCATCGGTAGCCCTGCCTACTACAGACTTCGCCGATGATGGCACCGGGATCTATTACGTCGATGCTAATTGGGTACTTAATGACGTACTCGTCTATAACAAGGGTACGGTTACCCGGACCGGCGGTACTCCGCAAGTGGCCACTAACCAAGCTTCTATCGATAAATACTTCTTACACAGCTATAACGAGCAGGATCTATTAATGCAGACCGACGCCGTAGCTTTGGATTATGCCCGTGCCTATATTGCTAGCCGGGCCGAAACTTCTATTAGATGCGATTCGATTACTTTAGATCTTTATACGCCGAACTATAACGCCGGCATTATTGCAGCTTTGGATCTTGACTTCTTTGATCCAATTACGGTTAGTACGACCCAACCGGGCGGATCGACCCTTACTAAAACTTTGCAGGTGTTCGGTGTTCAAAACGTAATAACACCTAATAGCTTCAAAACTACCTTCACTACACTAGAACCGATTATCGATGGGTTTATAATAGGTACTACCTATGCGACCATCGGTAGCGGAGTACTTTCTTACTAAGGAGAAAAAATGGCAACATGGCCCGTCGTTACCGGCGATATCGTTACTTCGACTATCTGGAATGGCCTTCCAGTTTACGAACTATCTACAAAGTCTGGCACTACTTATACTTTAGCAAGTGGAGACGAATACCAAAAACTTTTAGTATTCACTAGCTCATCGGCTAAAACTGTTAGCATTCCAACAGATGCTACTTATGATTTTCCAGATGGTACAGCTATAACAATTCTTAATAATAATGCAGCTGGTAATCTAACTATTCAAGCTGTAACTAGCGGTACTACGACGATATCTTCTGCCGGCGCATCTTCTGCAGCTCCAATAGTAGGAGCGTTCAAAGCTGCCGTAGCAATTAAAACCGGGACTAATGCTTGGACCGTAGTCGGAGCCGTTGCATAATGATCGGAAATTTAAGCGCAGGTGTAATAGATTTTATTTCGCCAGCGGTTCCTAAAGCTACTGGCGGAACTATATTTAATGATGCAAGTTATTTTTATCATCTATTCACTTCTAATGGAACTTTTACTCCTTTAGAATCTTTAACTACAGATATATTAGTAGTCGCTGGCGGTGGCGGTGGCGGTGCTTGGAACGGTGGCGGTGGCGGTGCAGGTGGTCTATTAACTTTTACTTCTCAATCATTAACTACAACTGGCTATTCTGTAACCTGTGGCGCAGGTGGCTCAAAAGGTGTTTATAACGCACAAGGCGCAACTGGTAACGATTCTAGATTCGGTTCTTTAACTTTAGTTAAAGGCGGTGGTGGCGGTGGTGGTGATAATCAACCATCTGGATTAACTGGCGGATCTGGCGGTGGCGGTGCTTTTAATACTGGTGGTGGATCTGCTACTTCTGGTCAAGGTAATGCAGGTGGTTCTGGTAAAGGTAGTGGACCAGTTTACGGTGGCGGTGGTGGTGGTAAAACTGCAGCTGGTGCTAATGGTTCAGGTAATACTGGTGCCGGTGGTGCAGGTTATTACGATTCTTTAACAAATAGTATTGGCGCAATTACTTCTACTGGTCAATTAGATAGTGGTAATTATTATTATGCAGGTGGTGGAACTGGTGGAAACCAAGCTAACACAGTTTATGCAGGTGGCTTGGGCGGTGGTGGTGCAGGTGGTACAGGATTTAATTTTACTCCGATAGCAGCTGTAGCAGGTACTACCAGTACTGGCGGTGGTGGCGGTGGTGGCACCGCATTAAATGACGGCGCTAATGGCGGATCTGGTTTAGTAGTAATAAGGTACGCAAAATGAGCCACTTTGCAGAATTAGATAACAATAATAAAGTTATTAGAATATTGGTAGGCAATAATTACGATCCTGCCGGTGATGAAGGTTATCAATGGTTAATAGATAATCTTGGCGGCACTTGGGTTAAAACTTCTTATAATGAAAACATCCGCTATAACTTTGCTGGTATTGGTTACTCTTACGATCCCGATGCAGATGCTTTTATAGCTCCTGCTCCATGCGATCATGAAGAATTAACACTTAACCAAGATAATTATAAATGGGAATGCGATAACTCCGAGCATGAGCTTATTCTCGAGTAACGGTTGGCCAGCTTCTAACGATCGTAACGAAATCGATGTTAAGAGTTATCAAGTACCAGGCACAAAGGTTAAGCTGGCATGCGCCGAAGGTGCAGCTCCGTTATTAATTAATTTCGCAGCTGAATTCCATAAGCTAATCGAGCCGATCGATGAAGGTGCCTTAGATGATTGGGGCTACTGCTTTCGTATGATACGGGGTAGCACCGACAAACTATCGAACCATTCCAGCGGTACAGCTATCGATCTAAATGCTCCTAAGCATGCTCTAGGCAAGGTAGGGACATTCCCAGCGGAGAAGGTACCGATGCTTCGGGCCCTAGCCACTAAGTACGGCCTAAAATGGGGCGGAGATTACGTAAATCGTAAGGATGAGATGCACTTTGAAGTAAATCTGAATCCGGCTAAAGCAGCTGCTCTCATAGTGAAACTGGGTCTAAAATGAAAACAAATCAAATCACCGTTACCACCACCGCTACGCTTTTAGTAAATAGCGATCCGCACGATCAAACCGTATTACTGCACACCGAAAGCGGTACTTGTTACATAGGACTTGCCGACGTAACTGCTTCAACCGGCTTTAAGATTGATAATAACAATAAAGTAACCTTGCCACTTGGAGCATACGAAGCTTTATACGCTATCACTTCAAGCGGTACGGTTAAAGCTTATGTGTACTCCGAAGTAAACTAAGGAGATAACATGCCACAATTCAAAGCTGCTTTTCTATCATGGCTGAGAGCTGCCCTAGCTTCTGCATGGGCCTTATACATGGCAGGTACGACAGACCCTAAAACTCTGGGCCTATGTATCGTATCGGGCCTAATCGGTCCATTATTGAAGTACCTAGATACATCATCGACCGATTTCGGCCGTACTAAGTAAATGACTTCGACGGATTGGGCCGGCCTTTGCGTTGCCATAATTACAATAATTACCGCATTTGCTGGTTCTATCCGTTGGTTAGTTAAGCATTACCTAAATGAATTAAAGCCGAACTCTGGCTCTAGCCTAAAGGATTCGGTTACTCGATTAGAAGCTAAGGTCGAAATTTTGTACGAAATGATGCTACAGAAGAAATAATTAACCATTCCGGCGAGTCGGTTCTTGCGCTCTGTCGGTCCGTACCCTTACCCTTTTAGGGTCGATATCAGATAGGTACGATATTAAGGGCTACGATGATAGAAATTACGTGGGGCCTCCAGCTTATTTACTTGCTGGGGATGATGAGTCCGATCCTGTTTATTGCGGGATGGGCTAAGGGTTACAAAGATGGCCGTAAAGAAGGCCAATGGGTAGGCAGACACCAAGCCGAAAAGAGCTTTAGAAATGATCGTTAAAGCTCCCGAAGGTCGCTGGTGCGATTACTGTAAATTACAATGGGGCAAAGTTAAATATTCCGGGCCCGGTCAAAATCAATGGCATCTAAAAGCCATGACCCCAGCCGTCGTACTTTGCATCTCAGAAACTCCATTAGGTAAAAATAACGAACGTGCCTACTGCGCCGAACATCGAGCAGAGTTAAGCGAATGGGCGCAAGATGAAGTCTGGCCGTTGGTGGACCAGATGGAGTATGTAAAAAAGCTTGACCCAAAACAACTACGAAAGGATTTAGAAGCTAATGTTCAACTTAAACGACTATGAAGACGTGGCTACGAGGATTAAAAGGGTCCACGATAATTTCCCGATGGTTCGCTTTAATATCCGAGAGCTAAAAGTAGATCACCAAGCCGGGTATTGCTACGCCGTAACAGAGATTTACAGAGATTCAAACGATGCTCAGCCAGCTGCGGTAGATGTAGCTTATGAAGCCCGGAGCGATCGTGGCGTAAACCGTGACTTCTGGGTAGAAAACTGCATTACTTCGAGCTACGGCCGTACCGCCGGGCTACTGCTTGGCACCGATAAACGGCCTACCCGTCAAGATATGGAAAAGGCTCAAAGCAAAATCTTGGAACCGGTAAAGAGCGATATTAATGGTACTAGCCGACAAGCTGCAGAGCCGGTCGCTAATGCTATGGCTTTATTGGTAGATCAACTTGGAGCAGAGGAGATCGAAAAACCGCCGATCTGTAATCATGGGTCGATGGTGCTAAAAAAGGGTTCAAAGAATGGCCGTGATTATTACGGTTATACGTGCCAACTTGGTAAGACTTCGGAATCATGCGAATCTGTATGGTTCAAAATTGGAGCAGACGGTAAATGGCATGCACCTAAGAAGCCAGCATTCGAAGTTAAAGCTGGTAGATCGCTAGTTACCGAGATGTTAAACGGTGAATCATGAGCCAAGAAAACACCGAAGCACTTACTCGCTTGAAGTATGAAGAGCGAGGGGTCAAGTACGCAATCGCTCAGCTTGAACATCAACGCAGAAGCTTGGTCGATTCCTTAAATATCTATGATGGATATGATCAAGATAAATTAGTGGCGATAGCTGCAATTAGTGAAATGATCCAGATGGTCGAAATGCGTGCTAGGCACGATGGGTTAATAGCATGATAAAGCCATGCCGGATCTGCGATGCAAGCCGTGAGCTGATAGATGATATTTTCTGTAATACGTGTTTCGACATGGTAGAGCAGATTAGAGCTTATTACGGCGAGTATGAAGGATTCCAATTAAAAGTAACAACTACCGAAAGGAAAGTAAATGGGCTACGTAGAATTCGCTAAAGGCGGTATCGCTTACAGAATGGAAGGCGGAGCCGTCGTATCAGCTGTACCGGCTAAGAATTGTGATGCTTGCTTTACAGATGTATCGCCAGAAGGCGGTATCGAAATTCGTAACGCAGATAAAGAGGTCGTATTATGGATCTGCTCCAAATGTCGCAAGTCGTAAGGGTTATTCTGGATTACTCGCAAGAGCAAGAAGCTCATCGGGTAGGGTTCAGAAGAATTACAGAAGTACAGGCTAAAGTCGATGCACCATCTCGGCGTAATAAAGGAGTTAATTATCATGAGGCCGTTATGGAATCTAGCGAAGCGGTAGGAGCAGAGATAGCGGTAGCCCAATACTTTGGGATCTCTAACTTCGTGCCTTCTATTAACACTTTCAAGAATGAAGCCGACATAGGGGCCAAGATCGAAGTTAAGTGGACTAAATACAGTAATGGCCATCTAATCCTTACTAATAACGATCGCTCTAACGATATAGCTGTATTAGTTACGGGTAAAAGCCCTGTTTACGATATAGCCGGCTGGATTCCGATACATATGGCCAAGAAGCCTAGATACCGTAATCAGGATGGTTCGTACTGGGTCGATCGGCCTAACCTATTTCCTATAGAAGATCTTAAAAGGAGCGTTTATGGTGATCGTTCGCTTTAAGTGCCGGATCTGTAAATCTACAATAACTGGAAAGGTGGTGGCGGAGTTTTCGGAGCTTCTGCCACCGGGCCTAAAATGCGTCGAATGTAGTAAGTGCGGAGTTTTAGGAATTGAATTAAATCCAGAAATAGTCGCTCCCGACATGCCGTCTGACCTGCGGTGATGTAAATGTACTTGACTAAGGGAGTACCATCTCGCATCGCTGGGCGAGCCGGCACGGCCGGAGTAGCTCGCAAGGCGTTGCAGATGATTTGGGCCGGTCTATTGCTTAATGGGATTATGCCGGCAACTACAGCTAACGCAATAACAGAAAACAAAGAAGCTTATAAGTTATATGCCTATGCAAAACTATTTAACTCTAAAGAGTTTATATGTCTAAATGCGCTTTGGACCAAAGAGAGTCAATGGTCAAGCGTTGCACGTAGTAAGAGTAGTAGTGCATATGGGATACCTCAGCTGCTAAAGATGAAAGAAAAGGATCCATATAAGCAGATAGATCTTGGATTAAAATACATAAGTAATAGATACGGTACTCCGTGTAATGCATGGGCATTCTTCAAAGTAAAGGGATACTATTAAGAGATGGCAAGTACTAAGAATGATCCTAGAGTTAAACGTGCGTTTAAGAAACGTCGCTTAGAAATCTTAGCGAGGGATAACTTTACTTGTTATTACTGTGGTAGCGGTGATGCTAATACTGTGGATCATCTGATACCAATTAAGAAGGATCCTCATTTAGCGATGGAGCCATCGAATTTAGTAGCTTGTTGCAAGCGATGTAATAGTGCAAAGGGCGCACGATCAGAAGCGTTTTTTTTAGCCAAGAAGGCTAC